AACGTACCCGCAAGCCCCGGCGCAGCACCCGCCATAAAATTGGAGAAAATACCGCCCGCGCCGCCCAACGTGGCTCCCGCAGCAAGACCAGTTCCTAGAGCACCCAACCCACCTGCTACAACAGGGGCGGTTAAAGCGGTGCTGGCTATTCCAGCGGCGACGGCATGAGGCATGTTAAATCTCCTTCTTCATTAGTACGAGGCCCATGTTGTGCCCATACTCGTGTAATCCGAACATTGCGATAAGTTTACGCGCTTTTACGTCATTTTCAAAAGGTGTTGCGTATACTTCATTGTACCCTTCAGCCTTCAACCCCGGCGCAACTACGTTAACAAAAATACTATAGTACTTTTTAAACCTCGACGGAGACCACGCCCCCGGCGCTATGTTCAAGTGCAAAGCCACCTTACCAATATCCCGTAAGTAGTCGCACAGGAAAATCACTTCCTCATCTTTGTAGAGCGTCTGTCTCATGGCAACGCCGATACAAAGCTCAGTGTTACTACGGACGAAGCCGTGCTGGGGTAAAAGGTACTTGTCATAGTTGTACTACCTACCGTCTGCAATGTGTCCACAATGTATGTCCCGGCTCCGCCAGTGCCCGTGCCCAAAGCGGTAATAAATGTCGGCACCTCTACTCCTGTACCAACCACGCTTGAATAGCGCTTAATAGTGCCGGAGGTTACTGCACTGACCGTCATGGTTGTGCCCGATATAGAGCCAGTGAAAACTGCGGAGTCTGCTGGATATGCCTGTAACGTAACTAAGGCGTTGTCTGTATCCCACCAGATTTCCACAAACTCCCCCGCCTGAAGCTCTACGAAATAATTCCAACCAGCAATAACTTTGCCCTCATCCCCGGCGGTTGCGCTTTTCCTAGCGGGTACAGAAATGACTCCACGAGACCCCGGAATGTCAGACCCCGGCCCCGCCCCGTTTTTACGTAGCCACACCGAAATATCGTGAATTGCGTTGTCCGCGTTCTGAAACTGTCCAGACCACTGCAAGTTATACATACCTGCGTGGGTGACGGTTATGCGCGAGTTACTTACGATAGCTACTTCGTTTGAATAACTTACTACATTAAACAACATTGACGTAGGTACATTCGCCGCTGCCGTCTGAGTTGTATTGTCCTCAAAAGCGCCGTAAGGGGCATTAAGAAACCGAGTGCCGCTGCGCCCTAGTAGTTGTTGTACAAAGTTATCAAGCGTGTTGAAGTACTGGCGCAGGATATTGTGGGTCGTGTCCACCGCCCCTCGGTCGTACTGAACCGGCGCAAAGGGGATTGCGGGTGCTTTGGTAGAGTCAAGTTTGTCTTTACCAGCCATTAGTTTCTACCATCAGGCCGCACATCAATACGGGGTACACCCAACTGCCACTGTGTACCAATACTGTTTGATTCAATCTTAAACGCCATCTGACGACCACGCACCCGGCTGTAGACAATCTCAGTGAACTGCTGCACGTTGTAGGTCGTCTGCCCCGCGTAGCTCTGCGCTGAAGTTACTGTGGGGGACAAGGCTGTTCCGTAGTTTGAACCGGGATTTTGCTTGGGACGTACCGTGAACTGCACGAATGGCTTGTCCGATGTGGCACCTGTTGTATCCGATCCGTCAAACGTAATGTCGGGGATGATGCGCCATACAAAACCGTAGTTGTGCCCGTCCTCAATATCAAAGTCCGACGACTGAATATAAGCATTGATCGGGCTTGGTGGGTTAGTACTGCCATCATCCACCGCCGCTTCATGGAACACCACAATATTTCCAGAGGTTGCAGCCATAGGAAGCTGACGCAGTGGGGAGTCTAGCCAAGCCGTACGATCTAACGTGCCGTAGTACCAAACGCGGTCCAGATAATTAAAGATGACGTAGCGGTCAACAACGGTCGAGTTCTTGGAGCAGTAGTTCCACCAAATTTCGGAATAGCCTTCGTTCGTCCCCGCGTTGAACTGCGCTTCCTGATCCCGGTTGATGTCGTTGAATATGAACTGACGCACCGAGCAGGGCAGCGTTTCCACCCGGCCTGAGTAGATATAGAACTTGTCCACGCCCATCCAGTACACCACACCGGCAGCGGTTGCCATAGCGTTGGGGGAGACAATTGAGATGTTGTCCGCAAGGAGTGTAAAGCCATACACCAACGGTGGGCCAAGATACTGCATAGAGTAGATGGACGCATCTGTCCACACCACGATTTCTTGACGAGTCTGAAGCGCAGCAACAATTGTAGAGCCATGAGAAAGTCTATAACTCCCCGCTTGGTTTGTGGCTGCTGGAGTCCAGCCGGTATAACTCTCTTGTTCAGACCAACGAATAAGCAGTGGGTCTTGCGGTGTGCTGTCATATGCACCAAGGTCATTGCACCCAAAGCAAATCACGATGCGGGAGGTGTCCGACACCATAATCTGGTTGATCTTAGAAGGCACGTCGGTACCGGTAACCGCAGTCCCACGAGTACCATACGCAGGTGTTGCGCCCCCACCCGGTTGCCATAGATAAAAAGCGCCGCCACGAGGGGAAAACAGCAAGTCTTCACCAAAGTTAGCCTGACTCCACAGACGCAACTGCAAACCAAACCCGGTAGTAAAACCCGAACCCCAACTCAAGCGACTCCAAGGACCCGCGCCCCAACCAGTGCCGATAGTGTAGATAGGCAAACCTGTATTGATCTGGTAGGCAATTGTTAGTCCAGTCATCGTGCTTGATGAGGCTGTACGGTTAGATACTACCGATAACTGCACTGTGTACTGGGTGCCAGAGATAACTGACAGAATTTGAAACTCTTGATTTAGCACCGCAGCCGTCACGTTTGTACCCGCTGAACCCAAGTCAACAGCGCCAGCCAGCGTGACAAAGTCATTTACTTCCAGCGAGTTTGCGCCAGTGTCGGTGATGGTCAGTATGTTTAAGCCGTTTGTTATGGCTAACGTAATTTGGTTTGATGGGTTTGTGTTAGTTTCTCGCAACGGAGTGATGTCGTAATAGTCGCCACCATCTTCCACGTAGAACTTCAGGTTCGTGCCTACCCCCAGCAGGTTGTACTGCTTTAGCGTCACCCAATTCCACAACGACCGGCACACACCAAGGAAGGTGTTGTAAGACAGCGCAGCCCAGCCACCGATCTTCTCAGGGTAGCCAGAGCGGAAACGAATCTTGTCGCAGTCGTACCAGCCGCCCTCGTTAGAAAGCGTTGTGCCTTCACGATTAACGCCGGGTCTGAACTGTAGTTTCTGTAGTGGCATTTATTAGGCCGTCCTTTTCCACATATAAACCACGATATATGGTTGCAAGTTAGCGTTAGTACCGCTAGAACCTGTTGTGCTATTAGATACGGTTATTCCTGTGGTAACTGTAGATGTGTCCGAATTGTTTGGATTTCCAAGACCATTATAGGGTGACTGAAATCCATGACCGCCGCCGGTAAAGTCATATCGAGTTGGGATTGTGTGTTTATGTCCCGGATCAGTAACCGTAGCTGTGTGTGTATGGCTTACAGTAATTGCATCAGCAGAGCCGCCTGTTTCCTCAGCCGTATCAAATGCCGCATTACCAGCATCCAGACCAACTAGTACACGGCCAGCACCGAACGCGGTCCAAGTACCAAAGCCAAGCAATGTCGCAGGATTCGTTGAACTTGTTGCGTTTATGTAGATAGACCCGACTGGGTAAGCTGCTATCAGTGCTGCTTGAACAAACGCCGTTGTAGCAATCTGTGTTGTGTTAGTGCCTATTGACGCAGTTGGTGCAGTTGGTGTGCCAGTCAAGGTTGGGGATGGAATATTGCCCGATACAGTTAAGTTACCGCCAACACTAAAAGCGCCGACTACATGGTTTAACTGTTCGACAATGTTGGTGCCGTCAGCACGAAGCAGAACGCTTTTACCTGTGGGGATAGCGACACCCGTACCTGCTGCTGTGGTGTTACCCAGAACGGTTGAGCAATATATGGTTGCCGTATAGCCAGATGGGTTTGTGATGACGTAGAGCTTGGTAACTGGCGGGACGTAGATGGCGAAGTTAGCCGTTGTAGTTGTAGTCAGGGATAGTGCTGAACAACGAGCTTGGTCTACCGCACCGTTCTGAGCAGTCAGGGCTTGGTTTGCGCTTGTGATGGATACTGATGCCAAGCCAGAGATTGCGTCCTCGATAATCACGCCGAGGTTGTCATTGGTGATGGTGCCCCATGTACCGGGCTTTTCACCGTTGGCAATAAGCTCGATCCGTAGATCGGGGGAGTATGTACTTGGCATCGTCGTTCCTTATTAGGCCAGCATGGTTTCAGCGTGGGTCTTGGCTTCTGCCACCCGGCGCAGCCACCCTTTACCGAACGTGCCAAACGTAGGCAGACTGCGGTAAAACGCTTCCTTTTCTGCACTGAATTTTGCCACTAATTCGCTCTGATTGGCAGCTTTTAATGCCGCCACGGTCTTGGGGCCAATAGCCCCGTCAGGGGTGGCACCGATGGCCTTCTGCATGGTTTTGATCGCCCGCCCCGGCCCAGCGTTGACCGCAAAGTCAAACATCAGATAGTCCAGACCGTCAGGCAAGTCGTCGGCCTTGACCGCATCCCAGTATTTCTTCTTGTACATCGGACCCACCACTTCGGGTGTCAGAGCGCGCATTGCCTTTTCATCAACAGGGTGGCCTACCCACTCTTCCCAGACTCGCTGAGTTACACCTAGATTGGTTCGGCCTCCGGGGTCGAGTTTGTGGTTTACGAAACCCCCTTCTGACTTGAGGATCATTTTTAATGCGGAGTCAAAGTTTTCTTTCATGGTATAATCATCCAAACGATATAAAGGAGCATAAACATGCAGGAAATATGGAAGCCAATTGCCGGGTTTGAAGGGCGTTACGAAGTATCCTCATTGGGCAGGTTCAAGGCGCTGTCCCGCACTATCCAGTATAAAGACGGACGACAGGGCGCGCTGAAAGAACGCATGATTAAAGGCTCTACAATAAACGTAGGATACATAGTTGTGTCCTTTGACTCAAAAACACGACGGCTTGCGCATCAAGTGGTTGCCGAAACTTTTTTAGGGGTATCCGAGTATAAACAAACAGTTAACCATAAAAACGGCATTAAAACCGACAACCGAGTAGACAATCTTGAGTGGGCCACAGACCAATTTATATCCGCAGTCCGTAATGTTTACGCTGCGTACAACCCAACATATGAAGAGCTTGGCGTTTTATTCGGCCTTACTGGATGCCATGCCCGTCAGATTGTGCTGAACTTGACCCGCAAAAAACCGACCGCCAAAACTTAATGTCATTTTTTACTCTTCATATCAATGATCTTCTCAAGTGTTCTGCCGCCGAAATAAAACGACATAACCAACATGCCCCACTGCCCCAGCAGTTCCACGAAAGAGTCAGCAATATCCAGAGCAGAAGCGTCGAGGACGGCGAGTGCCATGTAGGCTACCAAGATGTAGACTAGGGTTAAGGGTCTGATGTTCTTTGACAGCCAGCTATCGCTTGCCATGTCAGCTTGCTGACGCTGGGTCAGGTTGTTCTGCTCGGTCTTATATAAGTCTGTGTCGTTTGCCATCTTGGCAAGCTAACCGTCCTGCGCCATCTTCGCAAGTTCCAGTTGAGCCTTGGCCTTGGCTTCCGGGTCAGGGATTAGTTTGTCGATCAGTTTGCCGCCGATGCCCAGCAGCGCGTCAAGTCCTAGCATATCAACCTCCTTGTTGGAACATCCACCGCATGAACCACATAAACCCAATAACTATTACGAAGATTACGATCCCGCCGAATACGTTTTGGACTAGTTCAATTTTTTTAGCCCTAACCCGGCGCTTCGCCATCTCGATACGTTTTGCTTCCAATCTTTTTTCAGTTTCCTCGTCGTAGTACTGCTTAATCTGGCGGTCAATCGCCATCAACTCCATCACATACTCGGCATCCGACATATGGTCAGCTACCGTCTCTCCCCGCTCTATCGCCTCTTCTTGTGCCGCCTTTGCTTCTTCTAACTGCGCTCTGTTTGTTTCGTATTTACCTGCCGCTGAGAAAAACTTTTTCACCGGTGAAAGCGACTCGGCTAAGTTCCTCCCTGACTCGACACATTCGTTAATGCTGTCAAACGCTTCCTTGGCTTCGTCGGCTGCGGCTTTAATCCCGCTAACTACAAGCTTTACGCCTTGTATAGCCAGCCCAATCGTTACGGGGTCGATCATGATTCATAAGCTTTCTATATCGTATCAATGGTAGTCCAGCCCGGTGTTTGGTTGTCGTTAATCAGCACCCAACCGGAGTTGGTATCCGTATTTATTACCTGCCACGAAACGCTCTGGCTGTCGTCAATCAACTCCCACAAAAGGCGCTGCGTTATCGAGTCAAAGGCTTGTGCAGTTTCTGCTACAACGGCTATCGCTATGATGTTGTTTGTGACCGCTGCAACTGCCGTTGCTGTTTCGCTTATGAATGCTACTGCGTTTAGCGTATTGGCGACCGAGTCCGCACCGTTTGCTGTCTCTGCAATGGCTACTTGCCAGTCCACCGTGTTAGTTACTACTGCAAAAGCGTCAGCCACCTCCGCACACACCACGCTTTGTACCGATCCTGCGGACGTAATTGTCTCAGACACCTGCACATACGGGTCAATATTCGCCACCGCGACAAGCTGGGCAGCAACAGCATCCACGCCTTCAAGGATTTCGGCAATAACAGCGACTGCGTCATTCGTAT